TTATTTAGTAGGGTCGTATACTTTTGCATTATCATCTATAACTAATTCATCGTCAATGATTTTTCCTGCTACTGCCCAACCATTAAACTCTCCTCCAATCAAGTCCACAGTACATAGCCCTGTTTCTTTGTCTAAATTGTCCTTGTCTACATTAGTTCCTTTTACTAGTCCTTTTACTTCTTTCCATAATTTTGTCATTTTAATGACCTCCTTTAATTTTATTTGTTAAGCATTCTCTTAACTTGATTTAATTATACTATATACAAGTGTATATGTCAACACTTTTTTTATATTTTTTTAAATATTTTTTATACACATTCAATATATAATAAATTCATAGGTTTAAGGGTTTTAAAAACAAATAATGTAAACTTTTTTTAAATTTTTTACAATAAAAAAACAAGGGCAGGACAAAAATCCTACCCCATTACTTTATAATTTTTTTAATCTCCTCCATATCTTTTTTTAATTCCGATTGTTCTTTTTGTATAGCTTCTAATAAATCTGCCATTCTTTGCATAGTATTTTTATACATTTCAAAGGTACTCTTATCTTTCCAAAGAAAGTACAATAAAATAGCTCCAACTATGCCATATTCTAATAAAGTTTTTTCCATAGCACCACCTACAACCCTAGTATTTTCGCCCAATGATTATAATATTTTCTAGCTTCCTCAGTTTTATCAATTATTGCTTGGTCTTTGTAACCCTCATTTTCTAATTTAGGTTTCCAAGATGTTTCCCCAAAATATTTAACTGCTGCATAAAATCTTCTTACAGTTCTATCATCAACTCCTGTTTCTTTCATAATGTGTCTAAATATCTTGTCTGAAAGAGTTCTATTTATACCTGTATTATTATAAGTACTGTACAAATAATCGTGGACCACTGCTGCATTAATATATTTGCCATATGGATTATATAACCATTGCAAAGATTTAGGAACAGAGGCTCCATCGGTTATAAAAGATTTGGGTACTCTTATCAAGTACCCATTTATATCATAAACATACTCTTCTAGCAAAATTGCCTTACCATTTGAAATTGGATCTAGGATTAATTTAGTTTTCTCCATCTTCCTCATTTCCTTTTATATCTACTTTAGAGCCTTTTCCAAATGTATTTGATATTCTTTGTAATGTTCTTTCTATTGCATCTATAATACTTTTTTTGTTTATTACAGGAACTATCATTAATCTTACATACCAAGGCATTAAAGTTATGGCATTTTGAATATAAGCAATTGCTGCTGCTAACTTTTTTTGACCCTCTCCCGAATTAAATGATTGTTCTGAAAGTCTTATTGCCTTTTCCACTGTATCTGCGTATTTCTTTTTAGATATTACTATAACTATAATAAATCCCAAAGCTAATACTATACCAATCCAACCTTGTTTTGTAATACTACCAATATAATTTTTTACCATTTCCATACTTTTACCTCCTAAAATTTTTAAATACTCATAAATACTTGTCCGGCAAAAATTTTAAACTTCTTCCGGGCATAATTTTTTTATAATAACTGTCTGGCCAGACTATTTATTATTTAAAAGCTATCTTATCTGCTCCCTTGATTTGCCAATGTGGAGCATCCTTAAATGTTTTCCAGCAATTTCCACCCCATTCAATTCCATATTTTTCTAATAGACCTGCTTTTTTAGCGATATCATAAATGTCTTTGTAGTAGTGGAAATCTCTCCAATCACCCTTATAAACTAATTTTTCTATAATCTTTTCTACTTTTTTACCATTTTCTATTACTACTGTTTTTACTTTTTCTTTTACAAGAACTCCAATATCTGCTGCATAACCTAGACCATCAAATTTTATTTGATGATTAGACTTTTGCTTGTATCCGTCTACTTTTGTTACTTTTATACCTTTTACAGTTCTTCCTTGTTGATACAATTTATTCTGTTCCTCTGCTGTTCTTACCCCAGCAGTTACTTTAAAGTCCCAAGGACTTATTAAAATTAACTCTTTTAAAAAATTTACCAGATTTGGATGTACTCCTTTTAATTTATCCAAACTGATTTGTGATAAAACATACATACTTATCAACTCCTTTATAAAAATTATTAAACTGACCTCGTAATTTGCCATTTAAAGCCATTAAAAAAAGGTAGCTATATAAAACTACCTTTAATAATAGAAACTCTTAAAATTAACCTTTTGCTAGTTTAGAGTGTATTTCCTTTCTTTTACTCTCAAATTCAGCTTTTGATACTTCTTTTGGATTAACTTTTGTCTTAAAAAAGTGTTCAGTATCATAAACTGACTGAGTGAATGTTTTTCCATAACTAGCCAATACTAATGATTTTTCTAAATTTAATTCTAAACCAAAATTATCATAAAAATACCAAGTTATCGGTTTTTCTTTACCATAAACAGTCTTTTCTGCTAACATAAAAGTTACATTTGAAGCTAATAAGGTTATATCCTTATCTCTGCATTTCTGCCTGTGTTCTTTTCCATCAACTTTGTAATCAAATCCATACTCTAAAGATTTGGCTTTTAAATCATCAATCAAAGCACAGTAATCATCATACTCTTTTTGATTATCTAATATCCACAATGATTTTTCTTTGTCCCAATACATGTATTTCTGATTCCCAGCTGGCTTAGGTACTACAATTAATTTCTTATCTTTTATTATTTCTCCATCTTCTAATTGCACAGGTATATTTGCTCTTACCTTTTCTTCTCTTGTCATTTCTCTTAGTGTGTCATCTTTATAGATGGGGTATTGATAAGATATATCGGTGATTATCACATCTGCAGTGTAATTTGGGAAATATGATAGAGGTGATTTTAAGACATCTTCTAAACTTTCTGCATACACAGAAAAGATTAACTTATCTTTTTTATAAAAATTTATTGTTTTCATTTTTTACTCCTTTCAAAAAATTTAGTATTTTATGTAGCTTGTTCCAACTACAAGCAGATTTTTAAATGTGTATAGATTGGAAAATCTAATCAGTTTTAATCGTACAGATAACATAATAAAAGTTGGTAATTTAGTTATAGAAACTGTAACTATATCTGGATATGCAGGAGTTAGAACAGGGCATGTAAAAACTAACTTCAAAAATATCTATTCTATTAGTGCCATTGGATTTGCAAATAAAGGGCAAACAGCAGAATCTTTAATGCGTCAAGTAATGCACTCAGGTGCAGAAGAAATTGTAAAAAATAAATCTTTTCAATTATATGCATCAGGAAATCAGACTATTTTAGTTACTTTTATTGGAGAGATTTAAGCATAAATATATTCTGACAAGAATATTCCATTTATTCCAGTTATGTCACCATATAGCCAAAAACCTGTTTCTTCTATTGATAGAATAGCTGTTCTAGCGTTAGTTCCATGTACAAGCATTGCTCTAGAAATATTTTTAGGTAATTGACAAGAAATATGCATATTATCACTTCTTACAGTTACATAAATGATTTTTTTATCTTTGATTTTTGATGTATTTAAGACATTACTTGTATTAAAACCTAATCTAAAAGAAGTTACAGATGCAATATCTCCATTTGATTTTGTGTTTAAATTTTCCAATCTATCTAAAAGACTGTTATTATCTAACGGGATAAAATTAGCGACATTAGCAGACACATCTGAATTTTGATTTAAACACTTGTACATTTTTCTAGTGTTTCTGTCGTAGTAGATATAATTTACATCTTTTACACCAGCATCTTGAATGTCTCCACCATATCCCACACATCCAGCAAGTCTTGCCAGCATCATTCCTTCTAGTGCCTTGCCTTCTTCTGTTCCAAATTGTACTATCCCTTTTTTGTCTTTCGTTGCTCCTTCTTGTACTTTTGCTAATCCCTCACTTAATTTTTTTGTTTCTTTATCAATCAATTCTGCATTCTGATTGAACTGCTCCACATTGTAATACTCATTCCCCTCAGGTTTTACTAATCTTAAATGTTCTGTATATTTAGCCATTTCTATCTCCTTTCATCATAAATAGCTTGATGAGTTTTTGTTTTTAACTCATCATTTTTATAGTTACTAAGTTCTATGTGTTTATGGTACTTTCCTACAACTTCGCTATCTTCATAAAGTCTTGCATCATATAAATCTTTATGAGTTCTGCTCTTTAAGTTGTTATGCATTAAATATGCAACTTGATTATGAGTGTTATATCTAAACTCTACACTAAAATTTAAATGTGCAGGTTTTATAACATTTACAACAGCTTTAAAGTTTTCTAAATTTTGTGGAATTCCAACTATAGAAGTAAAAAATATTTTAAAAGAATAATTTGGATTATCTTCAATAACTTCAATTTCTCCATTTGTAAAAGTTTTGGCAACTCTTGCTATCATCTCTTTTGTAGTAGTCCCATAACTTCTTAACTTAGAAATTAAATTCTCTCTTCTTTCTTCAATATTACTTGTTTTATCTCCAACTGTTAGTCCAAATATCCTTTCCCAAATTGGCAAGGACCAGGTAGCAGTGTAAATAAAAAATTGATTTAATACATCTTTTGAGATTAAATCAACTGTTTCTAATTCCTTTTCTATTACTTTTTGTAATAAAGTTATTTCTAAAATACCTCTATAATACTTTGGCATATGTCTCATTAGTCTTTTAGCTTCCAACTATATCACCTCTTTTTGTAAAGTAATTGTTGTTAATTTTGGAATCTCCTCAGCTGCTAACTGTACATTTAAAGTTGTATTATTTATCTTTAAATCATCATAGTCATTTACACCAGGAATATTTAATAAGATATTTCCTAATTGTGCATAACTCACATAATCCTGTTTAAATCCTACTTTTCTAAAATATTCTTTTACTTTTGTTTCAAACTCTGTTTTTACTTCATCAAATTTTATATTTTTAGAAATTTTAATAGTACCTGAAATTGATATAGCTTTACCTATTGCACTTTTTACTGTAACAGTAGCCCCTATTGGTCTGACTTCTTCTAAATAATCCCTTACTCTTTTTAGTAAAGTTTCATCAGCCTCATGAATATCACTATTTACTACAACTATCTTTACAGTACCATTTCCATTCCATAATGGAAAAACTTTAACTCCTCCTACTCCTTCAACTTCAAAAGCCCACTTTTTATAGTGATATATGTTCCCACTTGTTACAGGCTCTCTAACTTTAAAATAATATCTTTCTCTTAATTCATCATCTGTTTCTCCATCGTAACCATCAACAGTTTCTACTAGATTATTGACTTCATTTAATCCTGGAATAGTTACAGGAAAATTTGTAATAGTCCCTTTTGGAATATTGTATATTTTCCCATACTTTTCACTTTCAATAGGTACTTCAACACTTCCAGCAGCAGATATTATTTTTTCTTGTGTAGTTAAATAAATATAAGTATCACTTGCAACTTTTGTCCCTACTTCAATAACAGTGTTAGGTACTCCTTTTATAATTACAGTACCCTTTGACTTAGTTGCTTTTCTTCTAAATACTCCTACCTCTTTACATATATTATCTAAATACTCACCTTCTGCTGTTTCTGCAAAAGAATTTAAAAATATATATTCTAAGGTTTTTCTTATCTCTTCTATTTCTATACTTACAGGTGCTAAGTTATCATAAAATAAGCTTCCTTCGGTCTTATCATATTCATCATTTACCTGGTTAAGCATATTTTTTAAAATTTCTTTCCATTCTTTTTTTATTATCATAAATACCCCTCCCATTCAAATGTTTTGAAGTCTTTCAATACTACTTCAAATTTTGTTTTCAAGGTATGCTTTTCTAACTTTATATCAATATTTCTAATTTCTATTATTTGTTTATTTTTCTTCATTGTTTCAGTTAATTCTCTCTCAAATTCACTATATAAAACAGGTGTAGGAAATCTTTGACTAAGTAACATAGCCTTATATTTCATTCCATATTGGTTAGGTCCATTACTTTTATAAATATTCCATTTATATTTTTCTGTTAAAAGAACCTTTTCAATCCACATTCTAACAGCTCTTTCATCATCTGTTTTTATTAATTGTCCATTTGATTTTAATAATTTCTTTTTTTGAAAGTCTATCAAAAATGTTTTTCCATTACTGTTTTTACTATTATTTGTGTCTTGTTTAGAGTAATCAACAAAATCTATTTTTGGTAATATTCCCATTCTAAACTCACCTCTGGTGCATAATTAAATACATCTACAATAAAAAATTTGTCCTCTTCAAAATTAGGTATAACTAACACAAACATACCTTCTTTTAAATGGAATACAGTTTGAAGTATAAACTTGCCTTTTTCTTTGTTTTCCTGTTCATCTTGAAAACTTTCCATACTCATAGAACCAAATGCTCCACTTTGTGAAAGACTTAAAACTGCTCCTCCTGTTTCTGTGCTTCCACTTCCAGAAGTTTTTAAATCTTTCATTGTATTACTGCCTGTTGATTGACCTGTTGTTACTCCATTCTTTAAAGTATTATTTTTACTTTCAAATTCTTTCATAGTGCATTCAATAGCCAATCTATTAGTAATTGCATTTGATAAATAAATCTTATCACTGTCAATAACACCATAACCATTTAAAAGTTCAATAGAAATGTCAGGGAGAGGTTTTAAAATCTTACCTAATACAGCACCTATCGGACTTGGATTTTCTCTTTCCTTAAACTTTTCTGCTACTGCTACATCCCAAGACTTTTTATTTTCACTCACTCCTTAAACACCTCCAATCTTAAATTTGCTCTATGGATACCATTTTGTACACTGTGAGAACTTTCTTTTATTAAATACTCACCTGTTAAATTAAAAAGTGGTATGTCTATATCAATGACTCTACCACTCTTAACTTTATCATCACCTAGAATATCAATACTGAAATCTTCAGTAATTTTATTTAACTTTTTTAGCTCATTTTTTGCAACAAGTTTAGCTTTTTTATGTTCTTTTTCATCTAATGTTACCACTTCTTGTAGCATACCATATTTCTTAATACTTTCACTATCTTGCTCTTTTCCTACTGTTCTAACTGCTTTTTTATTTTGTGTTATAACCAAGATTGAATTTTTCATATCAACTATTGACCTACTTAATGAAACTTCTCCAATGTTTTTGGCTACATCTATATAAGTATTTTTGTGCATTTCATATTGTCCAGTAACTTTTATCTTTTTGAATGGTCCTACTTTTAGAGTACCTTTATCATACTCAATAAAAAATTTTTTAGAATTGAATTGTGAACATTGTTCTATGATGTCATAAATAATGTCTGAGATAGTCTTATCCTTGTAAATTTTATCTATCTTAGTATCCAATCCACTTACTTCAACTTTTATTCCAATTTCACTGCATAAGGACTTAATACAGTCATTCCCTACCATCTTTTTAAATTGTTTTATCACAGTTGATTTATTCAAGTACCAAGCCATATCATAAGCAGTAAATGATGTAGTTTTTCCATTAGGGTTTTCTGATACAATTATAGCTTGTACCAATGTTTCTCCTTTATCATTGATTATTTGAACAGGATCACCTAATGTAATGTCATAGAGAAAAGATAGATTTTTATCAAACTTATTTACTGCTAGTTCAAAACTTACCTCAACTCCTAATGTGTCAATACTATCTCTCCAGGTTAAATCTCTTATATAATTGGTTACATCTATTCCTTTTACTACTGTCTTATACATTGTCATCACCATCATCAGGTAAAATATATTCTTTTATGTCTAAGGTGTATGGAACATCTCCAGCTTTATCTCTAAAAGAATAAGTAAAATTATATCTACATAGCATATTTAAGACTACTCTGTACTTATCAACTATAATAATTCTTAAAGGTACTCTTGCATCTCTATACTTTTCAAAAAATTCAATATAATATTTAGGTTTTTTATAATTTAAAAAACTTACAAAACTATATAATTTACTAGGAAAAAAAGAAGAAAATGAAAAGTTTCTAAGCCCTTTACCACCAATTAAATTTAACTTTTTTCCATTAATAGTTGTAAATTCTTCATCTTCTGTTTCACAGTTTACTGGCTCTATATTTTGAACTACTGGAATATTTACCATTTCTTGTTGTACTCCATTATCTTCAACTATAAAAATTATATTCATTTTCTTATCTCCTATCCTACATATTATTTAAAGCTGCTAAAATCTTATTTGCTGTATATTCTCCATATTTTTCCATATGTTCTTTTTCACCTATAAAATTACCAGCAATATGAATATGTAATTCTATCTTTTTATCTGAACTTTTCTTACTTTCAACCTCTTTTATAATTACTTGTTTTTCAGTATTATTCTTTTGGAGTGATTTACCTTCTTCATGACTTAGAATTTGAGTTCCAGCTGGTAAGATAGCAGTTTCATCTCTTCCACCTTCATTAATTCCTGTTACTCCACCTTTAAAGTATGCAGTACCCAAAGCATGTCTAGGATTTTTTATAGATGTTGTTGCTACCCCTGTCTTATTTGCTCCACCAACTGTTTCAGTAGTCTTTTTAGTGTTTTCTGTAATATTTATAGTTTTATCATCAGCAGGTGTTTTATTCCAAAATTTCAACTTATCTATAAGTTTACCAAAAGCATTTTTAGCTGTTTCAATAGGATGTAATACAGCATCTAATGCTTTCATTATTCCATCCCAAGCCTTTAAAAATACATTGGTTATAGTATCACATAAATCAGAAATTGTGTCTTTCATAAAGTTCCAAGCATTAATAGCACCATTCCAAATTTCTAAGAATATTCCACCTAAAACATCACATACACCTAAAATAATATCTTTGGCTATATTAAACCCATTTGATACTGCTTCCCATATTGGCATAAATATTCCAACCAATACATCACAAACACCACTTATAACTTCTTTCGCATAATTCCAAGCACCTACAACTGCATCCCAAACTTTTAAAAATACATCTTTTAAAGTCTTACAAAATCCTATTACTTTTTCTTTAATTGTAGAAAAATTTTCAATTAAAAGTATGATAGGAAATGTTAATCTTAAAAACCATTTGAACATTTTTCCAAGAGGATTATTTTCTAATCTTGCCCAAAATTCCTTTACTTTTGTTTTTACTAAATCCCAGTTTTTACACAGTAACCATATACCACCAACTAATAAAGCAATAGCAGTAATTACTAAACCTATTGGATTAGCTTTCATTGCAACATTTAAAGCCCATTGTTTTATGGTTAATTGTCCAGTAAGGAGTGCTTGTGCAGTGTCTAAAGCCATTTTACTTTTTATAATTCCTGCATAAATCAACTCCTTATTATTTCTTATTGTCATTGCAATGTTATATGCAGTAATTGCTCCCACAATAGTGTAAACAATAGGGCTAATTCTATCCCAATTATTTATTATGTTTTGTGCTATATCTATTGCAATAGTTCCAGCATTTGATAATATTTGCCAAGTTTCTTCTAATGCTGGTTTAACTTTTTCAAATATTTTTCCAAACATTTCCTTAATTTGTGTTATATAAGGTTCTGCTCTTGTAACTAATTCTTCAACTTTATCTGCAAGACTTAATATAAAATCTTGAATAGCTGGTATCTTACTATGAAACCACTCAGCAATAGCACCTAATTTTGGCATTAATTTTTTACCAAGTTCTGCTTGCATATCTCCCCAAGCACCTTTTGCTGCTACAATTTTACCTTCATCTGTTTCTCTCAAAGCCTTGTTAGTTCCACCAATAGCAGCTGTTAATTTCTTATTTAAAAACTCTGCTCTTTGTTCTCGCTTCATAGTTTTAAATAATTTTTCTTCTGCATCAGTTAGAGATACTCCATATTTTACAAGTCCTTTTGTTTTCCCTTCTACAGCCTTACCAAATACATCTGCCATAGCAATAGCATCTTCTTGTGTACCATTAAAACCTTTTTCTTTAGCAACCATATCATCAATGACAGGTAGTATAGTTTTTATTTGTTCTGCTTTTAATTTATAGATAGCTAATTGCCCTGCTCCAGCAACAGCAACATCATCACCAACTACTCCAACATCTTGTAATGCACTAGCTTCATCTTTTAACATCTGGATATGTTCTTTTTTAAAATTAGCTTGCTTCATCAAGTTAGTTTCAAGCAACTTATCAGCTTTTAATTTATCTTTTGCAGCATCTATAGACTGTTTTATAAATACTCCAGCTGCAGCAGTTAATGCTCCAAATCCAATTGCTGCCCATTTTGCTACAGACTTCATACCTGCTTTTACTCTATTTCCAAAAGCTTTTATTTGGTTTCCAGCTTTTTCAAGTTGTCTATCCATATTCTTAACACTCTTAGTAGCTTTCTGCAAAGGTGTTGTGAATTGGTCTTTTAAACTCAGTAATACACCAATAGTTTTTGCCATTTAAACCTCCTTTCCTGCAATAAAAAAGAGGAGATATTTTAACTTCTCCTCTTATTTTCCTATGTTATTTAGAAAACATTTCTTTAGCTATTTGGTCTAAAAGATATTCTGTTTCTGAAAAACCTTTATTTAAACCTTCATTTTCACATACTTTAGTATCTTTTATTGCAGAAAGAACTACATCATAGTAAACAATGTTTTCTTTAAGCTTTTTACTTAATTCTCCTAAAGTAATTAATCTTTCAGTTAAACCATCTAATCTTTCTTTTAAAGAAACAATTTCATCATAAGTATACTTTTTCATTTCCCACCTCCTTGTAAATAGTATTGTAAAGTAAATTATAACACCATATACATAATTAGTAAAAGAAAATTATATACCTTTATTCAATCTTTCAATTTCAAGCTCCATTGTAGCCATCATAAATAACTTTTCTTCATAAGATAAACTCAATAGATACTTCATAGAAAAGCCTTTTAAAGTATAAAAAGAGAGGAATGCCAAATCGGCATCCTCTAATATTAGTTTTTTATATCTTCAATCTCTTCTTCTAAGACTTTACTAGCTTTATCAGATTCTTCACCTAATCCATAAAGGTTTAGAATAAAGTTAGATAACTTGTTTATTTCCCCTAAATTTTCATCAAATACAGGTATTACAATTTCATAAGGTTGTGCTACTTCATAAGTCTTTTGCAATTCTTTATCATGTAAAATAGGACAATGTTTATAGATTAATTTACAGTTAGCATTGTAAGCTGCTTCTGTTGTTTTTTCTTCTGTACTATCCATAATTTTTATTACATCTCTTGCTTTATGTTTTACAACTTCTATTGTTCCACCTAATACTTCTGAATTAAATAATACCACTTTAATTTTATCATTTTCTGATTGTTGTTTTTTTGCAATTAATATTTCTAATGTTATATTTTTAGCCATTTTCATATCCTCCTTATATCATATCTATATATCTAAAATGTGAAAAACTAAAAGGAACTTCTTCTTCTCTTAAAGCTTTATTTTCAAATTTTAATGCCATTAATTCACTAATTGTTACACCTGTTAATTCAACTCTTTCTGCTCCATAAGCTGTTGGATCATCTAGTTTTGCAACTATTTTAAAATCTGGCATATTACCATTTCTTATACCATCAGCCAGTAACTTTCCAATAGTAGAGTCTATCTTATGTAATGTCATAGTTCCCTCACCAGTAAAGCCCATATATCTTTTTGACTTTCCTAGTTCCCCCATAATATCCACATCTTCATATTCTAATGTAACCTTAGCCTCAAAAGATTTAACAGAACCTAATTCTTCTCCATCTAGCCATACAGCACCAAATGAACCTCTTAAAATTTTATTTTTATCCATTTTATTAGCCATCTACCTGTCCTCCTTTTAGAACATATTAATTGTAAACTTAAAGTCCTCAACAGCATTTAATATCTTAATTTTAGCTTTCATAAATACTTTTTTCTTAAATGCAGTCTTTTTAACTTTTTCATCATCCCATTCTTCCACTTCTTTTTTACCTACTCCAAGCCAAGCTAATCTTTGTGCCTCAACATCAACTTCTGAATAGTTATCATATTCTTTATCCAAAATATCCTCTTTCTCTAATTCTTTGAAATAAGCATTAATTGCAGTAAAGAATAAAACTTGATTATCATATTTGTTTTTATACTTACCTATCCATTTTTTGAATGTTGAGTATATGTCATCTCTCATTAAGTCCATAGATTCAATTATGATAATGTCTTTCATATCTTCAGTTTCATCTTGTGTAATTTCTTCTAAAGATGTACATGCTCTTGCAACTCTTATATCTCCTTCATCTTTATACAAACAGAAACCACCTTTATCAATAACATCATCTATTTCGTCAAATATAGAAACTTCCTTTAAATTCCCACATAAAAAGCTAGTAGCAGATCTAGTCATTGGCAATCCTGCTAACATTCCTAGAATTGTTGGTACATATTGCCAACCTTCAACTTCTCCTCTATTATCTACAAATGTAACCTTATCATTCATTAAGTTTACTATGCCTTTGTTATCTGGCTTAGTAGCCTTAAATACAACAGCTTTATAAGTTTTACCTGCTTTTCTTACTGACTTTATCCAAGAAACAAGAGTTGCAGTATCTCCATCTTTCCCATCATAAGCTAACCCTAGCCAGTTAATTCTTTCTTGTGCAACTTTTTTTAATGTGTCAGATAATGTTCCATCTTTAACATTGAATACAACCACTTTATTTGGAGTGTATTCAAAGCTATCTTTAATCAATGGTAATATTTCAGCAGAATAATCATCACTTTTTATATCAGTAATATCTTTGTATACCTTTCTATCCCATTGTTTAGTAGATTCTTTTACTATTAATCCAACTATACCTAATTGACTTCTTTTAACAGCTGTAACTGCTAATTGTTTAAAAATAATTTCTATTTTAGGTAATCCCATTTATTTACCTCCTATTTCTTATCAAAACGATACTCTAATTCTTCCATCATTTCGCCATCTATATCATTTTCTATCTCTTCCATACTCAAACTATCAAAACTTGCTATTAATACTCCATCTTCAGTTTCTTCAAACTCTATTTCATCAACAGGAATAGCAAAAGTTTCATTTACCCACAATGTACCTAAGAAAGCATTTTCAATTTCATCAGATATTTTTAATCTTTCTTCTCTTCCTTTACCAGGTAAAGTAGTAAAAAAATAAATTCTGATTGTAAAGTTTCTTTCCTTAAAAGTAGTCATAAAAGCACTTGTTTTAAGACCATCTAATTCAGTTCTAAAACTAGGTCTATTAAACTTTTCTCCTAAGTCTTTACTATCAATTTCTATTTTAGGAAATGTTTCTTTAAGTTTTACATTAACAGCTTTTAGTATCTGACTTAATTTAATCATTAGAAACCTCCATTTTTAATAACTTCATCTATAAAACCATCTGCTGCTTGTAAAAATTCATCTTGAAACTCTCTCTGTGAATCTTCTAAAATATGCTCTCCTTTTTTAAAACCATGTTCTTTACCAGTTTTATCTTTTATTATATGCCCATTCTCTATTAGATGTGCATGAGGCATTGAATTATAAACCCTAACTGTATCTTCTTCACCTTTATATTTATAAACTTTACCTCTTTTAAAACCTTTCAAATAGTTACCAGTTTTAACTTTTACTTTAGATTTTGCTTTCTTTTTAGCCTTAGCTTTTAATTTATTCCCTTGTTTTTGTAAGAATTTTTTAGCTTCTTTTGGGTATTTTCTAGCAAGTCTTAATACTTCTTTTTCAAGATCTTCTAAATCATTTGTTGAAAAAACTCCCATTTTACTCCTCTTTTCTTACACAAAAAACTTCTATGAACTGATTATCTTTAAAATCTCTGTTAAAATAAATAACTTCATACTTCAATCCCTCATAAATAAAAAACCAGTCCTTTTTTATTCCAGGAACTGATTTTATTCTAAATATGAATTTGAATTGATGTTGATTTTCTTCTGTTCCAGCTTCTCCATTTTTTACACTAGAATTTAAAGGAACTATTTCACAGTATGCTTTTTTTAATAACTCTGGCTTTTTCTCATTTTCTCCAAGTTCATTAACTGTGTCTATCATATAATATATATCAATAAAGTGTCTTAATTTCTTAGTTATATCATTCAAAGTTATCACCCACTTGTAACTGAGTTAATAGACTTCTAGCTGTATAACTAAGGTCTTTACTTTCCTTTTGCTCTCTGTTATCATACCAATCTTGAACAAGTACACAAGCTAGAATTTTAGACCTTTTAATAAACTTTTCTTTTGTTGCTTTTTTATCAAAGTCATTTATTGCATCTCTAAGATAATCTATTGCTGCAATCATTAAAGATTGCAACAATGTATCATCTTCATTGTAATCAATTCTTAGATAGTTTTTAGCTTCTTCCAAAGTTAAAATATCTGCCATATCAATCACCTATTATTTTGTTTCTAATTCAAGATAAACCATAGCATCACTATCTACTTTTTTAACATCAAATCTTTCTATTGCTCTAATATAAGTAGCGTTCTTAGTAAATCCTGCCTCAGTTGATACTGCAAGTTCTAAACCTTCTCTATCAAAGAAAGTTATAAATTCAGTCATATCTCCAACGAATACAGGTGCTTTTTTTACATTCATTGGTAATAAAACATCAGACAATACAACGATATTTCTACCTTTAAATATTTTTTGAGTTGTATTTTGTAAATTTGTATCTAGTAAAGGTCTACCTTGTTTATCTGTTAAGTTATCTAAAAAATTAAACCCTGTTTGGTTAGTTATAATTATTGCATTCGCAGAAATAGCAGGGTCTAAATCTACATTTAATGCAGTATTTATAACTGTATAATCTGCAGCTGCTTTTGGACTTAATGCTTTCAATATTGCTATTATCTTTTTGTTTTCAGTATTGATTGCCTTTTTAGTAAATCTTTTTCCAATATAATTAGTTAAGTTAGCTTTTTCATCAGCTAATAAAGTATTAGATATTGGGATAATATCTCCATAGTCAGCAACATTATATGCAACTTGTGCAAAATCAACATCTGATTTATTTATTTCATTTAGTTCTTCAAATGCAATTAATTCGCCAGTTGTTCCACTTTCTATTGGCATTGTTCCTTTAAAAGATGTTACAGGCAATACATTACAATAATCTTTTAATGCTACTTTATTTCTTCTTAACTCTTTAATTTGATTAAATTGTTCTAATGGTACTAAGTAACCACCCTTGCCATCTGTTGCCTCTACTTGTCCTGGTGTTCCAGCTGCATTTAAAAATTGTTTTTCTTCTTCTGTTATAGATTTTCCTAATAGAACTCTATTATAAATTCTATTAACATCCATTTCTTCATTTGTTCCTAACGGTACTTTATTACCTTTATTCATAACTGTTAAAGCCTCCTCTGTTTCTGCCTCTTTTATTCTATTTTCTAAATCTTTTAAACTATTTAACTTAGCATGTGCTTCTTCAATCTTTCCACTATCCTTTAACGCTGTAATTTCATTTCTAAGTGTTTCCAATTCCTTTTTTAATTCTACTGATTTTTTCATAATTAAATACCTCCTGTTAATAACTCTATTTCAATTTCTTTTTTCATATTTTCCAATTTAATTCTTTCTTTTTCCTCTAATTCTGCTTTTTTATCATTAATTTTATTTAAAATATTTCTAGGAATATTTTTAAATTTTTGATTTGTAGATACATAATTCACAAAATTAGCTTTTTCATCAACCTTTACATCAAAATATTTAGCCGCTTCCTGACCATTAAACCAACTTTCTTCTTTCATTAGATTTAATATTTGTTCTTTGGTAACTCCTTCAACTGCTTTTTCTTCATAAGTATTAGCAATTCCATCTTCTAATTTTTCTAATACTTCTATTTGTTTTAAAAAATCATCAGCATTACCAAATATTCCACAACTTACTCTGTGTATCATTAAATAGGCATTAGTTGGAATAATAATCTCATCACAACCAAAAGCAATTATTGATGCTGCACTTGCAGCTAAACCATCAATATAAGCTACTGTTTTTCCTTTGTGATTTTTTAACATATTACAAATAGCAACACCAGCAAACATATCTCCGCCATAGCTATTTATATGAACATGAACCTCTTTGTTTTCTCCTTCTTTCAAGGCATCTTTTATATCTAATGGATATATATTTGTGTCATTTATGCCAAATACTTCTAAAAAACCATCATTTACTACATCACTTTCTATATCTCCATTGATATAAATTTCAGTAACTTCTGCTTGATTTTTTATTTCTAACCACTTATTTTTACTCACTTTTAGCACCTCCTTTTTCATAAGCTATTCCTAATTTTTCCAATGGCACATAACTTCCATTCATTACAATTACATCACCTCCATCTATTGCAGTAAGTCCTGCCTTTTTTCTAGCTTCATTTATTGTGTATATTCCACTTTGAACATACTTGGTTAAACATTCAGCTTGTGTTTTTAGATCCCCTTTTAAAATACTTGCTACATTAAATTCAAAATGTAGACCTTTCAATCTTTCACTTTCTGTAAGAAGTTTTAAATTAAATTCTTCTTCATAAAGTGTTAAAATATATAAAAGAGTATCAATATAAAAAGTCAAGTTTTGCATTTCTGAGTTTGCATAACTTGACTTATCATAATCATTCAAATGATTTGGTTTTACTCCAAAAGCAGCTGCTATTTGTAAAGCTGTATATTTTTTTAATTCAAAAAACTGGCTATCAGTTAGTTTTAAATCTAATGGAACTATATCCATTCCAGGTGGCAATGGTAATATTCCTGTTGGATTGCTTTCACTGCTAATAAATTCTTCTATTTTTTCTAGCATTTTCTTTTGCAAGTCTTTATTTAAATCACCAGTATATCTCAAAATCGCCTTTGAAGTTAAACCTCTATCATATAAATTATTTAAGTATTTTTGGCTTGCTTTTACTCCATTTAATGTTGTAGCCAATGTTTCTCTTATTGACATACCTACAATACCATCTTTGCTTAAACCACCTTTTAAATGTAGTATCTCATCTTTTTGAAATAGATATATTTTCCCATCTTTGTTATATTCATAATATAAATCTTCTTTACCACTGAATATTTTTGCATTATCTATCCATATTCTAACTTTCTGAGGGTGTAAAGGATAAATACCTACTAAATGCCCTCTATTATCATAACTTAGATAAGCATAAGCATTGCCGTGATGGTTTCTCCACATCTCCATTAATGTCATCATAGGTGTTGAAGTCATAAATGGATTTGGTGAAAATTTCAATTTTTGTAATGCCTCATGATTTAATATTTTGTTATTATCATTATCCTTCAAGTGTAAAGATAGTTTTCCAACACTTTCAGATAATACTTTTAAGCAAGTAAAATATGTTACTTCTGATAAATCTGAACTTACATTTATTCCAAAAAATTCACCAAAATTCATAGAATTAATTGCTGTTTTCTGCTTTTTTTCCTCTCCTTTATTAAAAAATTTTCTAAATATATTCACTCTCTCACCTCCTTTTATTGATTAAATCAAGCCATTCTTCAACAGCTTCATCATTATTTACTGTTTCTTTTTTATTTATTAGCATAATCTTCCAAGCATCTATTATTGCATCAACAGGATCTATTCTATTTTTTTGAGATTGTTTATCAATTTTTATCTCTCCAAAACTATTTGAAACAGTTGTAGCATTAGCAATGGACCATTTCAATAAACTATTTCTCTTATCATATAAAACTTGAACTGCCTTAACTGATAAAGCAAAATCTACTGTTGCATCATTTAAACTTTTTGCAGATTGTTTAACTTCTGTTAGATCACAATCTAAAAAATCTAAATCACTTAGAAAACTTCCAGCATTGTGGGCATCATATCCACACTCCAAAATTTTAATATTGTATCTTTCAATTATTTCTTTTAAATGGGTAACAATAAACTTATAATCAGTCTTTATTCCAAATGCTCCAGTAGTTAATGTTAAAAGTCCCTCTCTTACCCATATCCTATATGGAACATCATCAGTTTTTTCATGTTCTGATAATCTTAGTTCTGGCATAAATGAATGACTATAAATATATATCTGATTATTTTCTAACGGAAATACTAAGGCTATACTTGTTAAATCTCCACCTTTTGAAAGGTCAAAACCTAAATAAGCACTTTTCCCTTTCATATCTTCAAGTGTCAGATTGCTTTCACATTCTTTGAATTTACTTAAATCTATATATTGTCCATCTTTTGCAGTTACCCACATATTTAATTGCTTTGTTAAGAAGTTAGTTAATTCATCTCCACCCTTCTCTTTTGCATCTATTGCTTTTTGGCTGTATAAAGCTATCTTCTTTTTATTTGGTGTAATACCATCTTCTTCAAATAAAAAATAAGGATTAGATTTGAGCCAATTTTTCCAGTCCCATATATCATCATCCTTATCCATTTCACATATAAAAATAAAAAGAGTTTCTTTTTCAACAACTCCTTCTAATATTTTTTCACAAAATTTATAGTGCTCATAACAAAAACCATTTAAGTTAAATCCTGCTGTTGTAATAGCTAATGTTAAAGCATTCTCAACATCAGCTTGACCATCTAGCAAGAGTTTATACATCTGATTATTTGGGTGTGCATGTAACTCATCACATATGGCTAGAATATTTCCAAAACCATCCATTGATTTTGTATCTCTACCTATTGACCTTATAACAGTTCCAGTTGCTAAACTTTTTATAGTTCTATCATGTTCTTTTATTTTATAAAGTTCACTTAAATCATTGTCAGACTCTATAAAGTTTCTTATTTCATCCCATACAATATTGGCTTGGTCTTGCTTAGTTGCTGCACAGAATATCCTATCTTTATTTCCTAACAATGTACTAAACATTGTAGATTCTGCTCCCGATAAGAAACTTTTTCCATTTCTTCTACCTACTTGCAAATAAGCCTCTCTAAATCTTCTTTCTTTTGTTCTCTTTTTCTTCCATCCATGTAATGAACCTATTATAAATTCTTGAAAGCCTCTTGTTTTTAAATTAGTTCCATCTTTTAATGTTAAAGTATTTGCAAAATTTATAGCAAATTCTGCCTCTTCAACATCAAATTTATACTCTAATTTCTTATTTTTTAAATCATCTAAATGTCTTTTACATGCTAAATACTCCTTTCTCCCTGCTATTTTTTTACCACTTACAACTAATTTTGCATAGGCTGTTGTCCTATCTTTTATCATATTAGCCTTGCTTTCTTGTTTTTAACAAAGTTATAAATTTATTTTCAGCAGGTTCTTCTCTAATTGGTACAACTAATTTTAATCTATCAGTAGTTGCAAGTCCTAATTTTGTTGAGCATTGCATTATTTGTTTTACATATTTTTCCTGGACATTTATTAGAGGATTTATAATTTCAATTTCTCCATTGGCAGTTTCTTTATAACAAACAGGTCCTTCTTTTTGTAATTTCTTACTAACATTTACATAACTATCATAAGAGTTACAGTAGATGGCTAATATCCCTAAATCTAAGTTATCTAAAATATTTATTTTTTCACATTCATTAACCACTCTTTCAAATTCTTCTTTTGCAGCTTTTGATAACCAACCAGGAGCAATTAAATTATCTCTATCTATTTTCAATTTTTTCTCTTGTTCTTGTCTAGTTTTTATTTTTTCTTTTCCAATTTTTCCCAAACTTATATCAATAATTTTTCTACTTCTTCCTGCCATATTTTTTCACCTCCATAAACTGAAATTTCATTTCTGGCATTTTCTCCAGAAAAAAGAGGGGAAGCGGTATCAAAGCCAAAGACCAAAAACTTTTTTTGACTCCCCCCTACTTGTAATAATTTTTAATTATATTAAATAAAACTTCTTTCATTTTATTTTTACTTTCTAAATTTTTATTATACTCTGAATGGATATAGCTATGTGTTTTATCACTTATCCATATTAGATTATTAATATCTAAGGCTTTATCTCTTGCCTCTTCTAACTCATCTATATGATGTGAGAGAGTACCTTTAACTATGTTATTATTTATAACTAACTCATATAGGTCTAATCCATTAGCTTTTAACTTACACAATGCAGTCATACTCTTCCAGGCTTTGCTGTGATAAAACTCTGCATTGTCTTTATTTCTGAACTCTCTATCATATACCTTATGCCTTTCCTTTGTGCAGCTGCATACTTCATTTATTCCTATTTTCTTTCCACACTTGCCACATATCTTCATTAACATAATTAACCTCTTGAAATAAAAAAAGAGAGTTTCTGATCTATACTCTCTTTAAATCTTTAATTAATTTATTTTATTCTTCTTCATCTTCATCATCTTCTTTAAAATACTCTTCATTAACAAATATCACATCTATTTTTTTATAATAATGGTTATATGAAAAATATTCAAAAATCTCTTTTATTTTATCTTTATAAAATCCTAAATTATATTTAAATGGTTCTGCATACTCTAAATCAATTATAACTTGATTATAATGCTCTCCTTTTACCAATTTCTCTTTTAAAGTTTTAAAAACATAGTAATGATATAAATATGATTTTTCATCTATATTTATTTTCTTTTTTTCTAAAATATTTGAATAAAAAATTCCATATAGCCAATGATTAAATCCTTTTACTTCTTCAATTTTTTTTGTGAATTCTTTTGTAAAATCATCTAAAAATTCTTTTATTTCATAGCTTTCACTAAAAGTTTCAAGTGATCCACCTATTTTTGTTTGTTTTTCTGAAAACTCTTTTTGAAACCCTTGAATAGGATTATATATTTTATTTTCCATATTTTTTGCCACCTTTTTATTTTTCTTTTATTATATATCTTATTAAAAAAAATAAAAATATATAGTATATATAAGAAAAAATAAAAAAGACTTTTTTTATGAGAAGTCAATAACTCATCTCTTCTTGGGGGAGAGAAACAAAAAATTTAAACATTCATTTAAACTTTTCATATATTAACATTATATAACATATAAAAATTCATTACAAGGGCAAAAAAGGTGCAAATTAGGTGCATTTTTAAAAAATATTTTTTATTAAATCCTTTAAAATCTCACTATCAAATATTGATAAACTCATAATTTCAACTAACTTATTTCTATTTCTTTTAATTGTTGAAATATCTACACTTAATTTTTCTGCAACATCTTCCATTCTTAATTTTTCAAAATAAATTAGTGGTATTATCTCCTTATACTTTTCCTCTTCTATTGATGATAACCCATAATCTATTAAATTAATTCCATATTCAAAAAATTCTATTTCTTTTAATCTTTCCTCTTTTATGATTTCCTTTCTTTCCATTTCACTTAAATTGCTATTATTAGCTGCTTTTATCTCCCCAATAGAATATTTTTTCTTAATTTCAATATTATCTAAATTATTTCTTAAATATTCTATTCTGTTTTTATAATATCTATAACTCTTTAATAATTTTATAGTTTTCTGATATGGTGTTAGCTCCTTCTTTTCTCCATCTTTTTCTTTTAATACTCCTAATTGCTTTTTAACTTCATTCTGTATTGCTTTTTTCATATCTTCCGTTATCATTACTACATCTCCTCAATTTACACTACTTTTTTATAACTTAAATACATTTTCTATATACACTTTTGAATATCTTTCAACAAATTTTATTTTTCTTTCAATTTCTAATATATCATCTTCAAACTGTCTTTTTAATTCTATGAAGTTATTTACAGTTTTATTTTGAACTTCTAAATTAGGTATAATTAGTAAAATATTTTCAAAATCTGATTTAGATAGTCTTTTAACTTTTTCTCCAATTGATTTTTGATAAATGTAATTTCTAACTGTATCTTTATAATTTAGAAAGAATGATATATACCTTAAATCAATAATGTCTTTAAAGCTATCTTTTAAGATTAAGATTGCAACATTACCATTTACTGCTGCACCTTTTATATTTTGATATAAAACACATCTCCCAATATTTTTATCTTCAAAATCTTCTAAATTTACTAATATTTGTCCTTTGTTAATCTTTGTAGCTTTTTCATAGACTTCATTGTCTATCTTGCTTATTGTTTCATCAGTAAAACAATCATATTTTTTTGAAATATCTCCATAAAATATTGCAGGTTTACCATCTAAATTTATATCTCTTTTTGTAAAAATATCTTTTTTACTCATATACTTTATATCAAAAATATCAAATAATCTTACCTCTGTGTAGCCTCGAATAGAGATAATAATTTCGATTGCTTCTCTAATGCACTCATTGAACTCTTGTAATTTCTGCAACATCTTAATTTCCTTTCAAATTCTTTACAAATAGATTTTAGTCTTTTAATATTTCTCAATATATCTATATTGGCATTGCATTCTTGAACTAAAAATAAATCTAATTCTAAGTTTTTTTGAACTCCACTTATCCATAATTCACAAGCCTGCGTATTTAAAGCATTTATATCAACTTCTTCTACTTCTTTTTCTTCCTGTAACTGTTGCCAATAACAATCATCTTCTAAAATCCATTCATCTTCTAAAATTTGCTTGTCTAATTTACAGTCATAGATTTCTCTATAAACTTTATTATTAGTTTTTTCTTTATCTATGACTATAAATAATACAGATATGCTTGTATCTGTGAAAGCATTATCAATCCTATTCAATTCAGCTAAATTATTTCCTATGAGTTTTCTAAATTGCTCCTCTGTTCTACGATAACCTACTCCAGGAAATAAAATATAAAAACCATATCTTTTTGTATATTTAAGAGATTTTAAAATGAATATATCATCTACAACCCCTGACTTCTTCCATTCAAAGTCTTTTTGTATATTCTTTTGTTCTATTTCTGATAAATCTTTAAATTTTAATGAAAATGGTGGGTTCATGATTACACAATCTACTACTAAATTTTCTTTGTTATATTCAAAAAAACTTTGTATTTTTAGTTCTGTATTTTTAAAGTTTTCTTTTGCTGCACTAATAGAACTTTCTTGAACATCTACCCCATATAGCATTGAAGGATTAACAAATTGTTCTAATTGTCCACTTCCTACTGCGCCATCAAACACAGTTGGATTTTCTATATTTAGATATTGTTTAACTTTTCTAGCTACATATTTTCTAAGTTCTGTACCTGTTATATATTCAGCTAGTTTTTTACTTATATCTCTGTTATTATGTTCTTTAAAACTCATTATTCCTCTTTCATTGTTATAATTCCTCAACTTCTACTATTACACCTTTAAAAGCCTTTTGCATTGTCATTATATTGCATTGAACATATTTATAACTATCATTTTGGATAACCCCACACTTTACCAAAGCATCCTCTATTAATTTAAAAATATATCCGTGATTAGAAACATCTAATCCACTATTAAAAGCCATTTTTATTGAAACTGGATTTTTAAAAGGTTTATTCATTCCGATAATGCTTCTTACCAGTAGTCTTATATTATTTTTATCTTTTCTTCTTACTGTCCAATGAACTCCTGCATATATTTTATTTAAACTCCAATTTTTACCATCTATTTCTAATGGTATTTTAAATATTTTTTTCATAACAAACTCCTATATTATTATTTCTTTAATTCAATAATATTCAATATTATAATTTTCTCTGATTTATCTAAATTGTTTATTTTTATAATGTACTTCTTTATATCTTCAATTACTCCAATGGTTAAATCAAGGCTATTGACCTTTATACAAATATTTCCTGTATAACATTGAAAAGTATATACTACAAAATACACTGATTCTTTATATTTTAATTTAAACCAAGTTTTATCTACAATAATTGATACTATAAAACTAATTAATATAATTTTCCATATCTCCATATTATCCCTCTATCTTATTTCTTATATTTTCCATTTTTATAAGCATTTAATTTTTCTATATGTTTATTAAAATCAGTATCTGATACTTTACCTAATAAAAGTAAATTCACAGTTGCAGTTAATAAGTCTAATGCTTCTGAGATAAAGTTATCTCTGTCTTTTATATACCTAAAATCATCATTTTTTATCTCTACTTCATTTAATAATTCCTGGTACTCTTCTTTCACTTTATTAAGCTGAGCTATTGGATTTGCATAAGCTAACGCTTTATAGTTTTTAAGTTTATTTAAATTAATCTTTTCTTTATCCTTACCATGTTCCCAGATATGAGTTTCTAAAATTGTACTGACACCATAAAAACTTTTTAAACCATTTATAAAATCCTGAACAACTTCCTCTTGCTGCTCATCATTTAAAATGTCAACAGCTTTATAATACATATTTCTAGTTTCTTCAATACCATTTAACAGATATTTTATTTCTATATCATATCTAATCATTTGTTTTCTCCTCTACTGAAAATATATCACTATAAAAACTTTTACCTACTTCATATTTATTAAGGTCAATATATCCATTTTCAGCAAAGTTGAATATTAATTCATCTCTAAAATTAATTCCCCATTTTTTAGTTATAATTTCTTCACTATTTTTTACTATAATTAATGGATAATTGCAGTAATGATTTACATCATTATATTTATAACATTTTTTATGGATATTCTTTTTATATATATCCCACAATTCATCTTTTGACAATCTTTTCATTGATTCTACTCATCTCCTTATAATTTCATTCATCATCTTCTCCAAAAAGCTCATTATATCTACTTTTAGCAGATGATAATTTTCTTTTATAGAAATCTATCATATTTTTATCATCTGTTTTTTCATATTCTTCTACATAACTTTCCCAGTGTTTTATTTCATCTTTTAGAGATTTTTCAAATTGTTCAATAGTGTCATATTCCTCAGTATTATTTTCATCTCCTACTACCTCTCCTCCAACACTATAAGTTGTAAAATTATTTTCTTCTATGCAATCTCTGCAATATATCTGATTATCTCCTGCTATAATAAATTCTTCCTCTTTTTCAATTTCTTTTTCACAATATGAACAATATATCTTTGCCATTAATCCCACTCCTTTTATTTATTTTTTCCATTTCTTTTCTTTTTCTTCGGTAAACATCTTACTAATTTCCATATTGCATTGTGTTTATATTTATAACTAAATCCTTTTTCATGATGTATATTGCATTTACTTTTTGCTATAATTAAAACTCCTTCCTCTAACCTATGATAAAGTTTAAATCTTTTATGAAAGTAATTATAATTCCCTTGATAATCAGTTACTTTGGTTTCAGAATAAGTTAAAGCTCTTTTTAATATCCTATTTGCTAGCCTTTTTAACTTTATTTTTTTATTAATCATCTGCCTCAAACCTCTTTTATTTTTTTTGATTTTCTATAACATCTTTTAATTTTTTTATTTCTTTGTCTTTGTCTTCCAAAAGTGAAGTTTTATAATTTAAACTTTGAACTCTATTATTTATATTTTCTAGGCTCTTACCCATATTTTTAAAACTAATCATATTTATATTTGGTACTCCATTCATTGCATCATGATACCCAATATAATATTTAGTTACCTGGTAATTATTTCTACTATAAGCCTTATAAATCTTAGGAAATTCAAAAGTTAAAAACTTTTCTAATTCATCAGCAGACATTGAGCATACTTTTTGCCAACCATCTAAAGCATCTATAGCTGCATGTATTCCTTTATCTTCAAATTCTACTGAACTATAATAGCCATATCTAACAATAGCATTTTTCATAATTTGTCTTGCTAAAACAATTCTGTCCTCTAATTCACTTTCAGTTGTATTTGTTGCATATTGCCTTATTTCAGCAACTTGTGGAAAGTTTTTATAAACTCTATTTTTTACCATAGAAATAAAAGCACTTCCTAGTTGCTCTTTGGATAAATCACTTAATGCTAAATAATAAATATTGATTTTTTCTTTTGTCATTTCAGTAGTTGGAAAATAATCTAAAAATGGTTTAAATGCTGCATTAAATTCTTGATTAGTCATTTATTCCGTACCTCTCTTTCATTTGTTCAATAAAATCATCATCAACTTTTAGTTGGCTTGTATCTTTTTGCTCTGCTTGTTTTCCATAGTTATTATTAGCCTTAGATTGTTTGTATTTTGCTATCCACTCAGGTTCTAATCCTTGCCATTCCTTTTCCATAGCAATGTTAATAGCTTCATCTAAACTAAACCAATCAGGAAAATCTTTTAATATTTTTTTCATAGGAACTATTGTTTTAAGTGGTTTTTTTATATTTTTACGATATTCAACATACTTAAATAAGAGTTCTTTATATTCAGCATCTCTATCAAGATTATTTATAAACTCCTGGACCTCATTTTGCTTTTTTTCTTTTTTATATTTTTCTTTATTATTTTTATTTATATCTTTTTGTATATTAGTATCTTTATTTGTCGGATTTTTTTCCGAGTTATTTTCGGATTTTTTTCCGAATTTACTCGGAGATTTTTCCGAATTACTATCAAAATTCGGATTTTTTTCCGAGTTATTTTCTATAAAATTCCAACTTTTACCTTTTTCTGTTAATCTTATTAAGTCCATTCCCTTATGCTTTATATATTCAATAATTCCTTTTTCTGCCAATACTTTTAAATTTCTATATACAGTATCAGCTTTTTCAAAAAACATTGGTAATTCTTTTAAGATTAAGTTTCTTGATACAAAATAATAAATCTTATCATCAATTATTTCTTCATTAGCCCAAGCATTAGCTTCGTATAATAATGCTACTAATATTCCTTGTGTTGCATTTATTTTCCATTCCATACATTTTTGATTATTTAATGTTATTGAAAACCTCATCTTTTACCTCCTGTACTTTTATTGTTTCAATTAGCAATTACTATAAGATAGTAACTGTTGATTCAAATAATAAATTAGTTGGAAGCAGTAGGAAAAATATTAATATTTCTTTTATCATAAATATTTTTTAATTAGGAAATTTAGTAGGAAATATTAATGTAAAATAATGCATTAATTCTTTTAGAATATGTAAAATTTTTCTTTGTTTTTTATTGATATACATAGGAAAATTATTAGAATTTTTTTAGAATATTATTTTACATTGAAATATTTTAAAATATTTTTAGCATTAAAATATCATTTAATATCAATATAAAACTAAAATATAAAATATTTCAAAATATCCTATGCATCCTTTACTAAAAAATATAAATATATAGGTTATGAGGAAGCTTAAAACTAAGCTTCCTTAAATTTATTAATAAAATATATTTGCCCTTTACCAGTAACTTTTGGAGTTTTATTTATAGTTGTGTGTCCATCTGCATGTGTTACTGCTGTTTCTTTTATTTCAAATAATTCTAACTCCATTGATTTTTGAGTTGGCATATTATAGTCAGTTCCTAATCTTTTTATTAAAAATCCATTATTTCTTAACCAAGTAAATAATCTTTTCTGACCTATATCAACTCCATTTTGTTTTATTATTTTTGCTAAATCTCCAACTAAGATTGAAGTTTTAGAAGTTGCAACTGAATCAGCAAATAATACTTTTGGTTTATCTTCTTTTACCTTATTTTCAAGCAATTCAATCTTTTTTGTATAATCCTCTATCATATGTGATTGAATTTGATTAGCCCTTGCTAATATCATTTCTGGACTATTCCAAGCCTCTTCACACTTGATAAAATATATTCTTGCTTCTTTTCCTTTTTCTGTGTTAGATACCATTGCAATTTCCTTAGCCATATTCAATGTCATTAAGTGGTCTGTGCTTTTTCTTATTCCACCAAAAGCTGTATCGTCTTCGTCATTTTTGACGATTACGGTAAAATCTTTATTTTCAATAAAATTATATTTCTCTATAATTCTACTAAACCATTTCATATATTCTGTTCCTACTTCTAAAAACTTGTGAAGTTCCCTCCCACTAGCTAATTGTTGTCCATTTCTAACTTCTATTTTTATTAATTCATTCATATTTCTTTACTCCTTTACTGTTTCACCAACTCTTTCAAATGGATCATAATTGCCAAGATTATATTCTTCATCAATAGTGTTTCCTATTTTTCCATATTCAAAATACTTATGTTGTATTAGTTCCATAACATCTATAATGGCTCTTTCAAGTTGTACAAATACTTTCTTCTCTCCTGTATAGTTTTCTTCAACCTCATTCATAAGATTAAATATTTTCTTCTTATGTTCTGTGATACCATCTTTTAAAATTCCTTTTTCTGTTGCTAATTCAATAAATGTTAATAAAAAATTCTTGTTTTGCTTTTCCATTTAATTCCTCCTTGAATTTCTTTAAAATTTAATGTATAATTCAAGTATCAAAAAAGTTAAATATACTTGAATTTTTTAACTTAAACATCTGTAACACTTTGGTCGGTAGTAGCAGATGTTTTTTCTTTTTTATAGCTTTTTCCAGATAAAAAGTTTAACCAGTGAGGTTTTAATATTAAATATTTTCCTCTTTCTTTTTCTTCATTCTTTTTCACATAAATACATCCAGGAACTTCATTAGCTTGAATTAAGCTATAAACATCATCTTTATTTAATTCTCCATTTGATAAAGCAACAGCCTCTTCTACACTGATTTTATAATCTCCCATTTAATCACCTTTTTCTAAAAGTTCTAATACAAATTTGCAAGTATCAACTACACCTTGATAATATCTAACCATTGCATAAGCATGTCCTTCAGCAACTGGTCTATTTTCTTTTCCTATTTTGTAATATTCTTCATTTGCTTCTTTTAAATTTTCTTTTGCTAGGTTTAGTTTAATTTCAATTCTTTCTTTTCCTGTCATAAATATCACATCCATTCTAATAATTTATCAAATGGATAGTTAAGACATAGCCATAAAATCTTAAATACCCATTTAATTTTATGTTTAATTACATCTCTCATATTTACTTTTGCAAATTTTTTATTTTCTTTTATTTCCATTTCTAGCCTCCATTTCTATGTACTTTTGGATAACTTCAATAGCATCTATTAGCTTTATATCTTCAGGAAAAACTATAACATTTACCCATTTTTGAAATACTTTACAGTGCATTTTCTCCCTCCATTTCCTTTCTATCTTCTTCTATTTCTTCCAGAATAGCAGTCCAAATCTTATTATCACAGCTTTTGAAATTTCTTAAACATACAAAGCTAGATTTTCTATGTATTTCTATTGTTTTTAATTCATAATCAATGGAAACTCTATAATCTTCCACAACCTTATTAAGTTGTAGAGTGTAGATATGTTTTAATATTTCTGCATTACCTTCTACATCTCTGCTATTTTTAAAATAAACAGAAACTTCTTTTTTATCTATATAAATTCTTTCAGCTTCATCTGCCATAACTTCCAAGATTTTATCTATAAATCTTGCTTTTAACATCTGTATCACCTAGTCCTCATCATCTTCAAAATCATCATCATCAAATCTTTTCATGTACTTATCAAATTCATTCCATAGTACAAAAGAAATTGCTTTACCTTTTGCATATCCTGCTTCTAACAAGCATTCAGGATAGTGCATAACATCTTTTAATGTTTTCATAACAATGACATCACATTTTGATAACAACTCAACATGATCATTCATTTTTTTTGAGGGCTGAGTATTTTTATCATATTGCCAGTCCAATGTATGAATTGGTGATATGAATGTAACATCTTTATATTTTTTTAAGTTTTCTTTTATGAAATTTTCAACTATTTTTTTATCTTCTTCCCCAGTATTTGGGTGTGATACATAAACTAACATAAATTCCTCCTTGTTATTTTTTTAACTTTCTTCAATTAAATAAGCATTACTTATAAAGATAAAGAACATAAAGAAGAAGAATACCCAAACTAATAAAATTGATAATGTACTTTCTTTTAGCTTTTTCCTTACATTCTGAAACATAACCTAAACTTGTTATAATTATTAAAGTTATAAAAAGTCCTATATCTTCCACCTCCTTGATTAATTGTTATATTTTTTTATTTCCTTTTTTTCTTCCATACTCCTCCTTATTTTGTGGTATAATATTTTTAAAATTACTTGTGAGGTGTTATTTATGAAATCTGCTATTACTGAACTTTATCTTTTAAATAAGTCAAATGTTGATAAATCAACAATTGAATTTACAATTCCAGATTATTGTCCTAAATGCCATGCTCCATTTGTACATAATTTTTCTAAAGCTATTACTACTGACGAAAAGAAAGTTGAAATTTTTATGTATTGTAACCATTGTTCATCTTCTTTCATAACAAAATATAAAGGTTTTGTTGAGAATCCAAGTTATGCTTCTTATAGAAATAATGCTTTTTATTGGGCTAGTGATCTTGAAAAATGTGAACCAGTTTATCCTGAAAATAAATTATTTTCTGAAAAAATTGCTAATCTTTCTCCTATGTTTCAAAATATTTATAATCAAGCAAATACTGCTGAAAGCTATTCACTAAATGAAATAGCTGGTATGGGATATAGAAAAGCCCTTGAATTTCTCGTAAAAGATTTCTGTATACATTTTAATCCTGATGAAAAAGCAGAAATTGAAAATATCCTTTTAGGAAAATGTATCTCAACTTACATTTCAGATGAAAAAATTAAAAATCTTGCTACTGCTTCAACTTGGATTGGAAATGATGAAACTCATTATGTAAGAAAACATATTGATAAAGATATTCAGGATATGAAACAATTTATTCATGCTCTTCTTTATTTTATTGAGTATCAATTAACAGTCGAAGAAGCTACTACTTTCACAACACCATAATTATTTTTTTAATGACATCTTTAAGGTGTCATTTTCTTTTTTTAATTGTTGATTTTCTTCTAATAATTCTTGAATAACATCTTTTAATTTTTTTATTTCTTCTTCTAATACTTTTAAAAATTCTATTGTTTCTTGAATTTTTTCCATACATCACTCCTTTTATTCCCTCCACTATGTTATAATTTTTTTAGGGAGGCGATTATTGTGAAAAAAGATATTGATTTTGATAAACTTCTAAAAGAAACTTTAAAAGAATATATAAATTCTTTAGATTCAAAAGATGAAGATGAAACTGTAAAAGCTCATATTAAATCAATGGCAATAGTTTCTTCTCATATTTGTTCTAATATGATTAAGAAATATCATCAAGAGCTTTTAGAAGATTAGTACCTATTGTTTCAGTTATTTTTTGCTCTAAACTATTCGCAGTAGTTTGGAGCTGTTTTTTTATTTGTTTTCTTATGTATCTTTTATATTTTTTTGATTTTTGTTTCATAGCCCTCCTTACTTATATCTTTTATTTCTCTTATCATTTCAGTAATAGCATTATTTAAGAATTAAAATTAAAATAGTAGTGGCTAAAACTGAAATAGTTATAGTATTTACAAAAGTTATTGCTGATAAGCGTTTTAATTCTTTTTTCATATCTGCTACTTCTGTTTTTAATTCCATTTCATTTAATTGATTTCTTTTTTTAATTTCTTCAATAAGTTTTTCGTCCATACTCCTCCTTTTTATATTTATTAAATTTATGATTTTTAGTTATTTTTCATATATCATCTCCCTTTTTTTTATTGAGTAATTTTTTCAAAATCTTTTATTTACAAATAAAATGTTATATAATTAATTACAGCACTTTATAGAGGAGGTATTAAAATGTTTGATAATAATGTCATAAAAATTTTATTGATTTTCTTTCCAGGAATAGTAGGAGTAATTTTAATAAATTATGCCATCAATACTTATAAAAGTTTTGAATTAAATTTAGGATTACTCTATTCTTTTGTATTAGGAGTTCTTTCCTATATTACTATCCCTTTTCTAAATAAGATTTTTCCTTGTTACTCACTTTTTGAAGTAAATGGAGATATTTTTAAAATGGATATTTCAGAAAAAGGTATTTTTCTAGCTCTTATAATTTCTATAATTTATTCAATAATAATTATTAAAGTTATAGATAAAGAGTTGTATCATACATTTTTAAGAAAAATAGGAGTTTCCAGAAATGCAGGTAAAAAATACATTTTAAAAAACCTTTATACAACCACAGATAATGAATTATCAGCCTTAGTTTCAAGCTATGTTGATATAAGATTTCAAAATAAAGATCTTACTTATTCTGGAACTATCAAATTAATTGATATCCACGATAATGGTTTTATTGAAATATTGCTTGAAAATGCTGGAGCAATTTATAACAATAATGAAAATTTTAGTTATACTGTAAAATCTGTAATTATCTGTGAAAAAATGGAAAATCTTATCATTGAATATAGAAATCAATAATTTTTTGAAAGGAGGGATTATAATGGCAGACAAGAAAACTATTCAACAAATAGGCAACGAAAGTTTAATTGTGGTTAAAGGTCCTGAACCAGCACCAGTACCAACACCTCCACCAAGAAAATAATTTATAATCTCCTCCTCTATAAAATGCTGTAACTTATTATTTAATTTTCAATGTTCTTTTTCTAAATATCTTTTATATTTTCTTGATTTTTGTTTCATAGCCCTCCTTTTATTCTTGTGTATTTTTTTATTTTTAATTATTTCTTATATATCATCCCCTTTTTTAATTCGTTCCTTTTAAGTGTCTATTTTTTACAAAAAAATATAGCATCTCTTTCCTCATCATTCATAGCTAAAAGTCCACATATTTTAGTCACTTCTGAAACTTTAAATTCAGTTTCTTCATTGATTTTTTTTCTAAGACCATAAGGACTTAAATTCATTTTTTTAGCTAACCAACTAAAACGATATCCACTATTATCTATTTTTTTTCTTAATAATTCTGAATTTATCAAGCAAAGACCTCCTTTTTATTTTGTTTCTTTTAAGTGTCTAAAATGATTATATTATATCGTTCCCTAAAAGTCAACAACTTTTTTAATTTTTATAAAAAATAGTTGCTTTTTAGTGTCTTATATTATATAATTCAATTATAAAAATCAAGGAGGTAATATTATGACACTTGGAGATAGAGTAAAACAAAAAAGAGAAGAAATGGGATTATCTCAAGAAGAGCTTGCAGAAAAAATGGGATATAAATCAAAAACTTCTATTCATAAAATAGAACAAGGAATAACTGATTTACCTCTATCTAAAGTTGAAGAATTATCAAAAGTGTTGAATGTTACAACATCATATTTAATGGGTTGGGATAATAAAAAAATTGAAAAATCAAATATAAATATAAATAATATAGAAACTGATTTTATGATGATACCTTTATATGAAAGTATCTCAGCAGGATATGGAGCTTCTGATGTGGATTTTATAGAAATGATACCTGCTTTTGGATTAAAGAAAAATGGGACAACATACTTTGCTGTGAAAGTCAAAGGAGATAGTATGGAACCTAAAATTCCAAATGGGTCTACTATCATAATCAAAAAAGATATAGCTATAGAAAATGGAGAAATAGGTGCATTTAACTTAAATGATGAAAATTTTGTTAAGCAAAAAAAAGTAGTAAAAGATAGATTAATACTACATTCATTTAATTTAGCTTATGAAGATAAGGTTGTTAGCGAATTTGATGATTTTAAGGAATATGGTAAGGTTGTTAAAGTTATAATCGATTTATAAAAAGTAGAGAGGTTTACATGTTGAATAATTTTTTTAAAAATCTTTTTGGAAAAAAATCTAAAAATGAAGTAAAAGAAAAGAAAAAAAATTTTAAATTTGAAGTTGCTGGAACATTTTTAGGGGGTAGACAGGCAAATATTTTAAAATATTTTTCAAAAAAAATTGAAAATAAAGAATTGATTCTTTTTGAAAACTTAAAAGATTCTGAAATAAAAACTAAAAAATACTTAGATGAAGAAATTTATGAAATTCCACAAAATTATGAAATTAAATCTAATATAGCTGATGGATTGATAAAATTTGTGAAAGAACCTAATAATGAATATGATAAAAATGCTATAAAAGTAATGATAAAAGGAATGGGAACTGTTGGATATGTTCCTAAAAATATAAATGTTTCATTTGCTAAAATATTAGAAAATGAAGAAATAAAAGAAGTCACTGCTACAATTTGTGGTGGTGAATATAAATTATGGAATGGAAAAAAGTTAAAAAGGGAGAGAGATGATTATTCTGTAACAATAACTATTAGTTATTAATTCTCTAATTAGTAATAATTAAGAGATTAAAAAATATAAAAGGGGAGATGTATTTATGGATTTAAAAGATAATATTGAAGAATTATCTAAAAAAATTGAAAAGTACAAAGACAGAGTAACTAATGAAGAAATGACTAAAACTGTATTTGTTTTACCTTTCTTTGATATGCTTGGTTATGATACTAGAAATCCTTTTGAATTTCATGCAGAATTTACAGCAGATATTGCAGATGCAAAGGGAGAGAAAGTTGATTATGCAATTTTAATTGATGATGTTCCAAGAATATTAGTGGAATGTAAAGATTGTAATAATACACTTGAAAATTGTGATAAACAATTAACTCGTTATTTCAATGTTACACCAGCTAAAATTGGAGTTTTAACAAATGGTATTGTTTATAAATTTTATACTGATTTAGAAAAGCCTAATATGATGGATGAAAAGCCATTTTTAGAAATAAATCTTTTAAAAATTAAAGATTATCAAATAAATGAATTAAAGAAATTTGCTAGAAATACATTTGATTTAGATAATATTTTAAATAGTGCTGAGGAACTAAAATATTCAAATGCTATTAAAAAGCTTTTAAAGTCTGAGTTTGATAATCCAACTGAAAACTTTATATCTTATATTTTAAATGAAATATACGATGGTGTTAAAACTCAAAAAGTAAAAGATAGATTTACTAGCACTATTAAAAAATCTATAAATGAATTTTTAAATGATATTGTTAGAACGAAATTAGAGGGTGCTTTGGAAGTAAATAAAGCTGTTGAAAAGCAAATTGAAGCTCCTCAAGAAATAGTTGAAGAAATAACAGAAGTTGAAACTGGTCCTATAACTACTGATGAAGAATTACAAGGTTTTTCAGTAGTAAAAGCATTATTATACGGAACAATAGAACTTGATAGAATAACATATAGAGATACTTTAAATTATTTTTCTGTAACTATTGATGATAAGGTTACAAAATGGATTTGTAGATTATATTTCAATGGTTCTACTAAATTTGTTAGATTTCCTGAAATCGATGAAGAAGGAAATAAAACTGATAGAGGTCCCAAAATTCCAATAAATTCTATAAATGATTTATATAATTTTAAAGACAAACTAATTGAAGCTGTTAAAATGTATGATTAATATATTATAAAAATAAAAGCCCCACAAGGTGCTGGTAACACCTAGCAGGGTTTTAAGAGTGTGATACTCTTTGTAATTCAGATATTAAAATTATATCACACTCATTTTTATTATGCAAATAAAGGAGTGTGTTTTTTATGAGAGCAGCAAACGGAATGGGAACTGTTTTTAAACTATCTGGAAAAAGGAGGAAACCTTGGGCTTATTTAGGTCCTAAGTATTATAGTATAGAAGAAAAAAGATATAAGAGAGATTTTATAGCTACTTTTAAAACACAAAAAGAAGCTGAAACTTATAAACTAGCTATGTTTACAAATAATCTTGAAATGTTAGAAAATACTGATGTAAAAATCACTAAGAAAAAAGAAAAAGGTATAACCTTTGAAGAAATTTATCAACTGTGGATAAAATCAAAAGAAGATGTAAAAGATGGAACAAAAACTAACTATGAAATTAATTTTAAAAGAAGTAAAAAGTTATGTGGATTAGAAATAGCTAAAATCAATGGTATTATGTTACAAAATATTTTTTATAGTTTGGATCTAACTAATAGCACATTAAGATTATTAAGAAGTTTCTGGTCTAATATTTGGGATTTTGCAATTCTAAATGATATGGCTACTAAGAACTATGCTAAGTTTTTAAAACTACCAGTTCAAGAAAAAGGAAAAAAGACAGGAGATAGAGAAAGACCACTCAGTAAAGAAGAGTTACAAGCACTTTGGAATAATCTATATAATTATGAAATAGATAAGTACAAAATAATAGATATAATTTTAATCTTATGTTATACAGGTTTAAGAATTAGCGAACTATTAAGAGTTAAAAGAAAAGATATATTTCTAAAAGATTATTATTTTGAAGTAGAAAAGTCTAAGAGTAAAGCTGGAGTTAGAAAAGTCCCTATTGCAGACAAAATATTGGATTTATTCAAGAATAGATATTTTAGTAAGGATACATTTTTATGGCAAAGATATGATGGTTTAGAGTATGATTATGATTCTTTTGATAACCATTTTAGAATATTGTTTAGAGATATGGGTTTATCATATCATAGTTTGCACGATACAAGGCACACATTCGCAACACTTCTATCAGATAATGTTGCAGATAAAGATGCAGTTATAAAAATGATAGGACATTCTAGCTATAAAACTACATCAGAAGTTTATGTACATAAGAACATCCAAAAATTGAAAGAGGCAGTGGATGAGATATAAAATAACAGTATATAGAATATATAGTTATCATTAAAGTGTTTGCACTTTGTTGACATCTAATTCAAGTTAAGTCAATTTATTCTACACTTAAATTTTGAAGTTATGGTATATTCAAGTGTTAAAAATCTAAATATAAATTATAGTTTAATTTCTACAAAAAAGCCCGAACTTGAAAAAAGTTGAGGGCTTTTTTGTATTCTTATTTTTTTTTTTTTATAATTTGTTGATAGTCAATTTAGTTTTAATAATAAAAATCCTAATAACTTCTTTGGTTACTAGGATTTCTTTAATTTCTATATTTGATTAATTGCTTTTTTCATATCATCATAATTCTTATGTACATAAATTATTGTATTGTTAACTAATTATTTTATAATTTCTAATTTTGCATCCATTCTAGTATATTTTTTTAATTTTTCTTCAATTTCCTTTTTATATTTTTCTTCAATTTTCAAAGTGTTTTCAATATTTTTTATATTTAATTCTTCTAAATTGTTCTCTTGGTTCCATTTTTCAGAATTAAAGCAATCATTTAAAAAATTATTAATAGGTATTTCTTCATGAAAACATTTTTTTATTATATCATCCTTAATATCAGATAATTTTTCACTACAAAATTTATTTTTTTCATAATTTAGATAATCAAAAATTTTTATAAGATTTATTATTACTATAGGAAGTCTAAGTCTTCTTGGAATATGTTTTTTCTCTTCTCTTCTTTCTTTATACCCAATATTAGATAGGTTAAGAACAATAGCTATTGCTTTAAAAATTATTAACCCTAAATGCTCTAACGATAAAATAATACTTTCTTTAACTAAATTATTTAAGAAAATAACAGTATTAGGATGGGCACGCAGTTCTAAGATTTTTGTTGTTGCAAAATCATCTGCATTCCATTCTAATATTTTTAAATCTTCATCAGTATATTGTTCATTTTCTAAAAATAAAAGATGTCCATTATATATATGTCCTAATTCATGAAAAATTAAAAATTTACATGATATTTCAATCATAAAATTCATAAGAATATTTGCTTTACTCTTCTCATAATTTTCTTGGAGGCTAATCATTTTATAAAACTTTTCATTTTTTTTATCAAATAAATGAGTGTAGTATGCTTCTATTCTTCTAAAAAAATTCAAAGAAAAATTAACTTTTCCTATATTATCTTTTTCAGTCGCATTAGTTTTCTCTAAATGTATTTCAAAAATAATATTTTTTAAATCAATTTCTTTTCTCTCTCTCTCTTTAAGATATTTAAAATATACAAGTTACAATGTGAAAAACATTCATTTAAAAAATCTTCTACTTTCTCTAATTCTATTGGATTCAATATTTTAAAATCTGGTAACATCTATATTTTCTCCTTTTAATTGATAACTATTTTATAAAATTATATTTCTTTTCAAGCCACAATGAAAAAGTTGCTTCTTCAATATTAACTGATAAATATAAGAAATGATTAAAGTTCTTACATAATGGTTTCTTAAAATTATTTAAATAAAATTTTTTCCCAGAAACACTTATTTGATAAAAATTTCTCTGATAATTTTCATTTTTATTAAAACATTTTGAATTATCTGTATAAATATCAACATCTTGATTTTGAATACCATCATTTTGAAATGCTTCTAAAATAATATCTGTTATAGTATTATCAGTACCTATTTCTTTTAAATATTTTTCTATAATTACAACTATAATTTTTCTATTATCTCTAGGGGCTTTTAAATTTAACTCTTTTATAAAAAAATATGTAATGAGTGCTAATATTAAAATATACTGTTCTTTTTCTTCTTCAATTAAGCTATCTTTTAAAATATTAAATTTTTTTAATAGTTTTTTAATATTTCTTATGGAAATATCGCTATTTTCTAACCATGAACTACTTTTTATTACAAATGCTATATCTAAAAATATTTTTTGTATTAGTAAATCTCTATTATTTGAACATCCATTTTTATCAACTTTGTATTCTTTAAAATCATTAACTATTTCAAATTCAGGCTCATTTAATTCCACATAATTGGCTTTTGGTAAATTTAACTCTACATCATAAAATTTTTCAAAATATTTATTACTTAAATTAGAATTCATATAAATTGTAGATACAATACTTTCAAGTTGTTCTCTATTAATTAAAAACAAAAAAATAATATTTTTAACATCAAAAATATGTTTTATTATTTCTAATAATTGGATGGCATAATCAGGTCTACATCTATCTAATTCATCTATAATAATTATTTTAGGGCTTTCTTCTTTTGAAAGTGTGTCTTTAAATTCTTCTAATAATTTTTTATAATTTTTATAATCTTCAAGTTCTGAAGTATCTAATCCATTAAAAAAAGATTTCATTTCTTCTATATCTTTATCATTTAAATTAAATCTTTTTAATAGAAAATTTTTTAATATTTTTCCAAAAAATATTTTTCCACAATTTTTTAAAAAATTTTTAGCTTTTTCAGTGCTTTCAACGGTTATAATATTATCTTCACTCATTTCTGCAATAAGTGCTTTCATAGGTTCATCATAAAAATCCATCTTCCAAGAATTGACATATAGTGTATTTATTTCTTCATAGTTTTCAGAAAGATACTCTTTTATTGCATCTGCAAATAAAGTTTTTCCCATCCCCCATGGAGCATTAATAAAAATTCTTTGTACTGGTCTAATATCTTCGTTTTCCCAATCTTCAAATTCTTTTTGTTCTTCAAAGCTTTTATTAATAACTCTTACTAATGCTTCTAAAAAATCTTGTCTATTTTTTGTTAAACGCTCAAATGTTTTCATAATAATATCCTCTCTCCTCATATTTTATTTAATATTCTATATCTTTAATTAAAGTACTGTCAATAATAATCTTTAGTACTTTTAAAATATAAATTCATAAAAATATTGATTTTTATATATTTCAATTCTATAATAATATAGAATTATTGAATTTTATATACTATAAATTTAAAGGAGTTTATTATGATAAAACCTTATTCTCCAAAACTAACCAAAAATCAGCATTTTATTCCTCAAATGTATTTAAGAAATTTTTCTTTTAATTTTAATAATAAAAAAGAAGAGGCTGAAATATATTTTTTAATGAAAGAAAATATTACATCTTTTTCTAAATTAAAAATGGAAGATAAAAATTTTGTAGAAAATATATGCTATGGAAATTATATTTATACAACTTTAGATGAATATTCAACAATTTTAGAATTACTAAAGACATCTTTTAATTCAAATGTAAATTGTTATCGAAATAAGTTAACATCTTATTTTAAATCCTTATCTTATTCTCAATATAAAGAAATTTTTAATCTCTATAATACTGAGATAAAAGAAAAACGAAAAAATTTTTTCAGAGAAAAACTTAAAAATGTTTCTCTTGAAACTGCTGTAAGGCTTCATAGCGATTTTTCTTCTAAAGATTTCATAAAAATTACATATAATGGAAATATTTCTGATTTTTTAAATGAATATGAGAAACAATCAGTTAATTCTGCTATGCTGAAAGTAAAAGAACTTTATTTAAATATGTATACTAATACTTTTAATAATCTTAATTTAAAAATTGAAAAATTGAATAAAACTTTTCCTAAAAAAAATGAAAATTTAGATATGTTAAAAAACTCTATCAGTTCTTTTAATTCCATAATAAAAGAGATGGTAGATGAAGTAAATGAACTAAAAAATAGATTAGAAAAATTAAAAAATGAAAAACTTCCATTTAAATTAACAACTTTTCAACAAGAAATTTGTGATAGGCTTTCAATTTTAAATTATGATGGTTTAAATAAAATATCCACAAATTTTATAGATATTTTATTAGAGTTGGTAAAAAAAGAATACAAAAAGTGTAAAAAAATAGAGAAGACATTTTTAGAAAATATTCTTGCGGATTATGAAAATACTGCCAGTAATTTCATAAATATTATATCTTCAAAAAGTCAGATAGATGAGAATACTAAGTATGAACTGATAAAATATATTGCAATACAATATTTTAGGCTTCAAAAAAATAGCTTAAAAATTATTGAAAAAATAAGAAAAGTAAGAAGTTACAAAGAATTTATAAGATTAGAAATTCCTAAGATTTTAAAAAGTGACTATATAATTTTTAAAATATCTTCACCTTTATTTTGTACATCTGATAATCCCATTTGTGTACTTGATTCAAATTTTTTGCTTTTTCCTCTAACTCCTTACATTGTATGTATTACATCTTATAAATATAATAAAAAATTAGAAACAAATATTTTTATATTAGATGAAATAAAAGAAAATTTGTTTATAAAATATGTAAATTTTCTTTCTGTTAATAATGCTAAAAGCTTGGTTTTATCTTTTAATGATGAAATGGATATTATTCAAATAAAAACTGAAGAATTTAAGAGTTTGTTTTGTAATTTACTTAATAAATAATAAACTTTGATATAAAAATTCAAATCTCTATCTTTGAAAAGAATGGTAATTTTTAATAGAAACTCTGAGAAAACTTAGAGTTTTTATTTTAAACTTGACTTTTTAAATATAAAGATATAATATATACAATATAAAGATAATAAAGGAGGTTTTTAAATGTCAATGAAATTAATAAATATTAGAATGGATGAAGATTTAAAAAGAGAAATGGAAATTGTTTGTAATGACTTAGGTATCAATATAACAACTGCATTTACCATATTTGCTAAGAAATTAACAAGAGAAAAGAGAATCCCTTTTAGTGTTTCAATAGACCCATTCTATTCAAATGAAAATATAAAAGCCTTACAAAACTCAATAGATGAAGTAAAAGATGGTAAAGTTATTATGAAGACTATTGAAGAATTGGAGGCTATGGAATAATGAAAATAAGTTTTTCTATTCAAGCTTGGGAAGAATATTTATATTTTCAAAGTCAAGATAAGAAGACATTAAAGAAGATAAATGAACTAATAAAAGATATTGAAAGAAATGGTGTATTAAATGGAATAGGTAAGCCTGAAAAACTAACTAACAATTTAACAGGATTGTATAGTAGGAGAATCAATGATAAAGATAGATTAGTTTATAAATTAGAAAATGATTTCATAGTTATCTTACAGTGTAAAGGGCATTATAATGATAATTAAAAATATAATAATACTAATTAGTACTAATATATACTTTATAGTTTAATTTCTACAAAAAAGCCCGAACTTGAAAAAAGTTGAGGGCTTTTTTCTATTCTTATACTTTTTTTGTTTGCACTTTGTTTGCACCAAATTCAATCTAATTTAGATTAATTCAAATATAACAGATGTTAGATAACAATTTTTCAAAAAATATACATAAAAAAGCACTTAGTTTTTAGCTAAGTGCTTTTCGTTTTTATTCTAATTATTAAAATAACCTTCACTTTCCATAGTTTCTTTAAAATCTTTAAAAAATTTATCCAATTCATCCAAAACCCATTGAGGTGGAGTATCTACTATTATTTCAAGTCTGCTGTTAATATATCCTTTCTCTTTTACTTCAATTATTTTTTTAGGTAAATCTACAAACATATCTACTCACTTCCCTTTTTATAAATATTATATTCTCTTTCTATTAGTTTACCCACTCTTTGAGATAATTCTCTTGGGTTAGGATTATTATAGCATTCGCTCCATCCTTCAGCTATGTTTCTTTTATATTAATTTCATCTAATTTATTAAAAATAGAATATTCTGATAAAAGTTTTCCATTTTCTTTTTTATTTCTTATTCCTAAAAAATATCCAACTGATGTTCAAATTCATGATCAAAAACAGCTTTTACAGTATCACAACCAACAGGATGCCATTTTCCATTAACTTGTATTTTAAGAGATTCTGTTACTTCTTCATAATTTTTAAAGAGTAAACTATTCATAGTTATTCCTTGATATTTTGCCCTTATTATATTTACAGGATCTTTATTATCTTTATTTATGAATAATGAAACTGCCATTGCATTTTTGTTTACAATAATCTTATACTCTCTTTTGGTATATTCTAAAGAATCTGTAATAGCCTCTTTTATTGAACTTACTTCTTTAAATTCATTTATACTCCTATTTTGATTATTTGTCAA